TACATCATCTGAAATCTTTTTTAAGGTTGGACAGATGATTGATGACTCTCATATCTTGCAAGAGAACTTTGCAAAGAAATATGAATCTAAAGGATCGCAGGAGATTAGGTTTAAGAACGGCGCGCGGTATCTGATTAGAGCAGGAAACAGCGCAGCGCGTGGTATAGCAGGTCCAGATGTAATTCACATTGACGAGTTACGAGAATTTGATACAGAAGATGTCTGGTCATCCATGCGATTTACCCAGATGTCGAATAAAAATCCTCAAGCCTATTTCTATAGCAATGCTGGTCATGCTGGATCGGTTCTATTGCTTAAATTCAGAGAGCGTGGACTAGCTGCTGCAAGTGGAGCCGATGATTCTATTGGATGGTTTGAATGGTCTGCTGAACCCGGAGCTGCAATCGATGACAAAGAGGCTTGGTATCAATCCAATCCATCTTTAGGGCACACAGTCCATGAAGATAACATCAAAGACTCTTTATCAGACAGAGAAGACATATTTAGAACAGAAATCTTATGTCAATTCGTTTCAATGATAAATCCAGTCATTTCAGAAGCCGAATGGAAGAAATGCAAGGATGACTCATTCAAGTTAGATCGTGAGAAGGATACTTGGATGGCTATCGATCTTAGCCCAGACAGAAAACACGCAAGTCTCGTGGCAGGCCAAAGAATTGATGGCGATCGCTTCATGGTGGCACTTTTGCAGACTTGGTTCAATCCAGTTTCAATCGATGATAAACAAATGGCTAATGACATTGCTCCCTGGGTTCGAAAGTTTCCAGTTCATAATGTTGCTTACTCCAAATCAACGGCTGGAGCAGTTGCGGCTCGATTAGCGCCTGCCGGAATACCGGTGTATGAAATAAATGCTCAGGATTATCAACAAAGTTGCGATGAGTTTGTTTCGGCTGTGTCTAGTGGTCGAATCATTCATGAGGGTCAAGAGGAACTCGACAAACAAGTGTTATCTGCCGTAAAGCTTCAAAGAGGCGATGGCGGTTGGGTTATGGGGCGTAAAGCATCTGGAATAATCTGTGGCGCAGTATCGGCTGCAATGGTTACACATTTTGCGACACGCGCAGAGACAGAAGTTGACATTCAGTTCGGATAGTGTCTAAAAGTTGGGCATATAGTGTATAGTATGTCCAATGGGAATTAAAGAATTTTTCTTGCCACAATCTGCTCCTGCTCAAATTACAGTCGATGCAGCTTCTACACCTGCTCCCTTCAATAACACAGCATCGTTCAATCCCTTTACATTTACGCCATCTACTGCTACACGCGGTCAAGCAATGGCGATTCCAACAATCGCAAGAGCGCGTAACATTATCTGTTCAACACTTGCAGGATTACCATTAGAAGTTTATTCAAAGTTAAATGGTTCTCATGTTGCAGCACCTTCAGTAATTAACCAACCCGATCCAAGAGTTCCGGGCTCTGCTATCTATGCATGGCTTGCCGAAGATATTTGGCTAAATGGATTTGGGTATGGTCAGGTTTTAGAGCAATATGGTGACACGGGAAGAGTTCGTGCATGGACTCGCGTAGCACCAGATCGTGTAACTCCTAAATTAAATCATTTACAAACAGAGATTATTGGTTATCAAGTTGATGGTTCAATTGTTCCTAATCAAGGCGTTGGATCACTTGTTGTATTTTATGGATTAGATGAAGGTTTGCTAAATAGAGCAGGGCGCACAATTCGTGCAGCTCATGCGCTTGAACAGGCTGCTGAATCGTTTGCTAAAGAGCCAGTTCCTCTTCAAGTATTGAAATCAAACGGCACAAACCTTCCAGCAGAGCGCATTGCGAAACTTCTTGAATCATGGAGAACTGCAAGACTAAACAAATCAACTGCATTCTTAAACGCAGATGTAGAGTTGCAAGCGCTGGGCATCGATCCTGCAAAACTACAGCTTAATGAAGCTCGTCAATATGTCGCGCTCGAATTGGCTCGCGCTTGCAACCTTCCTGCATATTTCGTAAGCGCTGAAACAACGAGCATGACTTATAGCAACGCAATTTCGGAGCGCAAGGCTCTTATCGACTTCTCTATGAAATATGTTTTAACTGCCATTGAACAACGGCTTAGCATGGCAGATTTCGTGTCTAGTACAACAGAGGTTCGCTTCTCGTTAGACGAGTTCTTGCGTGGCGATCCATTACAACGCGCTCAAGTCTATGAAATCTTGAATCGCATCGGCGCAATGACAGTCGAGCAGATTAGAGAAGAAGAAGATTTGATCGACAACAAGGAGAACAGCTAATGAAGATAACAATGCCAGTAACACTAACGGCAGCAGATGCAGAGTCTCGCATTATCGCTGGTCGCATAGTTCAATGGAACGCTGAAGGCAATACATCAGCAGGGCCAACAATGTTTGAGCCTAACTCAATCGAATTCTCTAAGAACACAAAACTAGTTCTACAACATGACCAAACTCGTCCATTAGGCAAGCTTGTTGAGTGGTCACAGGATGACATGGGCATTACAGCATCATTTAAGATCGCTAAAACAACAGCAGGCAACGATGCATTAGAAGAAGCTGCTACAGGGCTTCGTTCAGACTTTAGCGTTGGAGTAGATGTTGAAGAATGGGATAACAAAGGCGGAGTCATGGCAATTAGCGCATCTAAGTTAATTGAAGTCAGCCTTGTAACAGATGGCGCAATTCCCGGGGCAGAAGTTCAAAAGGTCGCTGCCGAAGATAACAAAGTTTCTGAACTCGATGTTCAGGATGAAACACCAAAAATCACAGAAGGAGAACAAGTGTCAGACACTACCGTTCCAGAAGTCGCTCCTGCCGCAGAAACGGTAGAGGCTGCAAAAGTTGAAGTAAAAGCTGCAACAGCACCTTATACATCAATCACAGTTCGTAACCCAATCGTGGATAAGGCTTCTTATCTCGAGCATTCAGTTCGCGCTCAACTCGGCAACGAAACATCAAAGATGTATGTTGCTGCAGCAGCCGATATTACAGATAACGCAGGACTAGTTCCTACTCGTCAGCTAACAGAGGTTATTAACGGAATCTCAAACGCTGATCGTCCATTTATCGATTCAATTTCACGCGGTGCATTGCCAGATGCAGGAATGACATTTGAAATTCCTAAGATCACAGTTGCACCAACAGTTGCAGTTGCAGCAGAGTTTGGTACACCATCAGAAACTGACCAAAACGCAGCGTTCGTTTCAGTGAGTGTCCAAAAATTTATTGGCCAGCAGAGCTTCAGTTTAGAGCTTCTCGACAGAAGTTCTCCAGCATTTTTTGCTGAACTAGTTCGTCAAATGGAGTTTGCTTATGCAAAAGCCACAGATGCAGCAGTTGGTACAGCACTAATTACAGGTGGAACAGATGGCGGAAACCGCGCAGCATTTACAACAGGTGCTCTAGTTGCTGATTTCGTTTCAGATGCAGCAGTTTCAATCTACAAGGGAACACTTGGATTTGCTCAGAACATCGTAGTTTCTCCAGAACAATGGGGCGCATTGATGGGCTTGGTCGATGGTTCAAACCGTCCAATCTTCCAGCAAACAATCAACCCACAGAATGCAGGCGGAGACCTAACTGCAACAGCAGTTCGCGGAAACCTTCTTGGTCTGAACCTTCGCGTATCACGCGCATTGACAGACACAGCAGGACTTGGAGATAACACAGCAATCGTTATCAATCCAGATGCTTACACATGGTACGAGAGCCCACGCTTGTCTCTACAGACAAACTTGATCTCAACAGGTGCAGTACAAGTTGGATACTACGGTTACGGTGCAGTTGCCACAAAGCTTGGCGCAGGCGCATACCGTTACATGGTTTCCTAAAAACCACAAACTAATCATGGGGGGGCGGTTGCTCCCGATCGCTCCCCCAGTCGTTTAATAGAGAGGATGTAAAGATGGCTTCAATAGTTACGGTTGCAGAACTAAGGTCTATTCTTGGTGTCTCTACATCCCTCTACAACGATGCATATTTGACAGATATAATTGACACAGCAGAGTCAGTAATCTTGCCAATGCTTGTTAAGTACTCAAGTCCTATCGACACAGTTACATTGCAAGATAACATTGCAACTTATGGAGTTCTAGGCGATAACAACTTTTCCGATGGTCAGAGCGTAGTCATTACAGGCGTAGGCGCTCCCTTTAACGGAACATTTACAATTATCGAGTCAAGCAACATTGATGTCGAGGATTTTATTGTTAGATCAAGCTCACGCATTTATTTAGACGGGGCTTACAGAGAATTTAACGGTTACTTTACTGTCGCGATTACAAACGCAGACATTACCGAAAGAAAAGTAATCCCATCAGGCTTAGCAACTCTTTCAGGCGCTTCAACTTATGTTGGAAACGCAGCCGTAGAGTCAGCAGTCCTAGCAGTATCAGTAGAAGTATTCCAGAGCCGAATCGCCCCGGGCGGTCAAATTGAAGGCATAGATTTTACAAGTGTTAGCCCATATCGTTTAGGTCGGAGTTTATTCAATCGGGTATCTGGTCTCTTGGGCGCATACATCGATACTGATTCAATGGTGCAGTAATGCCAGCTTCAACAATTCTTGACACAGTACGCCAGCCATTAGCAACAGCTTTAGCAGGAGTTGCAGGCAATGTCTATGCCTATGTTCCAGAAGCTCCTATGGTGCCTTTTGTCGTTATGGTCCCAGATTCACCATATTTGGAATTAGAGACAATCGGCAAAACAACTCTTCACATAAAAATCAATTTAACAATATCTGTAGCGGTTGCCTATAACAGCAATCCTGCATCGCTCGATAACCTTGAGCAGTTAATAATAAGCGTTCTGAAAGTAATCCCAGTCGGGTACACAATCGGAGCTATTGAAAAACCAACGGTAACTCAAGTCGGGCCATCTAATGTTTTAGTGGCTGATATCAGAGTTTCCACCTACTACACACAAACAAACTAAAGGAAAATAATATGGCAACCGTAGTAATCACAGGGCGCGATATTTCTCTATCTTTCACAGGTGGAACAGATATCGAAGCCCAAGCAACAAGCGCAGTTCTAACAAAGACAAATGTTCGTGAGACATACCAGACTCTTGATGGCGAAGCTTACAAGACAGTAAATGTTGAAGGTACTTTTGAGCTTTCAATGCTTGCTGACTGGGGCAAGGCAAACTCAGTTTGCGAAGCTCTATGGACAGCAGCAGAGACAGCACCAGACACAGATATCACCATCAGCCTTACTGCTGCTACAGGTGCAGTTTTCTCATTTCCAATTAAGCCAGAGTTTCCTACAGCAGGAGGCGCTGGAACAGATGCTCAGACTGTAGACTTTAGTTTCAAAGTATCACAAGGTTCAGTAACAGAAACATTCAGCTAAAAACTAAGAACGGGAGCAAACAATGCAACAACAAATAACAATTAAATACAATGATGGGTCTGAAGATACTTACTTAGTCAGACCACCAGATTATGCCAAATGGGAAATGACAACTAAAAAGGTCATATCTAACTTTGGTGGTATGTGGGATATCTTATTTGTAGCACATTCAGCAATGAAGCGTGATGCAGGTGGAAAGCCAACAAAGCCATTAGAGGTTTGGATGGAGACGGTGGCAGATGTCGAGGTGGGAAGCGATGACCCAAAAGCCATCCAAGAGGAAGCGTAAGCCGACTCTTAGTTGAACTGTCAATAGCAACTCAGATTCCAATGTCAGAGTGGCAATCGGCAGAAGACATTTTAACAGCGTTGGAAATACTGGAAGCGAGGAATCATGGCTGAACAAACAGCTTTTGATAAGACTGAGCTTCGTGCCGTATTTAAGGCGCTAAAGAACATGGACGAGCAGGCAACAGACGAAGCAAAACGCCAGTCTGGAGCATTAGCAGAATATGCTCGTAAAGAGGTGATTGGTACTGCATCGGGGTTATCATCCCGAGCAGTTGCCAGTCGCATTGCAGAAGGTTCTCGCGTTAAAAAGTCATCTAGGATCGGTGAGATAACTTATGGCTTTGCAGCTCAGAAGTTTAGTGGTGGAGCAACTACTAAAGATATTTGGGGTGGCTCAGAGTTTGGATCGAATAAGTTTAAGCAGTTCCCAGTTTGGTCAGGGCGTGAAGGTCGCGGTTCTAAGGGTTGGTTTATTTATCCAACACTTCGCAGAATCCAACCTTACATTGTGGCAGAGTGGACTAAATCGTTTGATAAGATTTTGAAGGAGTGGACATAATGGCTGGAACAAGTAGAGCCTTAACGCTTAAACTCCTTGCGGACATAGATAACTTCACTAAGAATATAAACAAAGCCGATAATGAAGTTACAACTTTCGGCGATAAAATTAGTAAGTTTGGCAAAGTCGCTGGAGCAGCCTTTTTAGCTGCCGGTGCTGCTGCTGCCGTCTATGCTGGAAAGTTGCTTGTCGATGGCGTTAAGTCAGCAATAGAAGATGAAAAGGCTCAGGCTAAATTAGCGGCTACATTAAAAAATGTTGCAGGCGCAACCAATGAAGCTGTAGCACAAACTGAAAAATATATTACACAAACATCGATTGCTTTTGGTGTAACAGATGACCAGTTACGCCCAAGCTTAGAGCGTTTGGCTAGATCAACCAAAGATGTTACTAAGGCTCAAGAACTTCAATCTTTGGCTCTTGATATTTCAGCAGGTTCAGGCAAGTCACTTGAAGCCGTTTCTAATGCCCTTGGCAGGGCATATGAGGGCAATACAAGCTCTTTGGGTCGTTTGGGTATAGGAATCTCAGCAGCCGAGCTTAAAACTATGTCATTTGACGAAGTGACTAAAGCCCTAGCAAATACTTTTGCCAATCAAGCTAGTATTCAAGCAGACACTTTTGAAGGCAAAATGGCTCGTCTTCGTATCTCTATGGATGAAGCAAAAGAAACTATTGGCTTTGCTTTATTGCCAACTTTGACATCCTTTGTTGATTACATAGTAGAAAACATTTTGCCAACCCTTGAAGCATTTATAGCAGGCTTAACTGGAAGTGGATCACTAAATGAAGGGTTCACAGATAACCAAGAATCCGCATTTGAATTAGGAGAAATCATAAGAGACCTTGCCAAAAATTTTGGAGAATTATTTGGTCTGGTAAGCACAGACGGAAAATCATCAATGCAAGGATTTATTACAGTATTAAAAGCAGTTGCTAGTGTTGCCAATGGTATTGTGACGGTTATTAAAGAGATTACTGCTTTGATTATTGAAATGGCTAATCAGGCAATCAGAGCCAAGAACTTCTTATTGCCAGGCAAGGATACTCCTTACCTTTCCCAAATACCAGGAACCGTTCCTGGCACTTCAGGCTTAGGTGTTCCAAGAATGAATAATTCAAGTTTGTCATCAGGCGGAACAGTTAACAACATTACAGTTAATGGAGCCATCGATTCAGAGTCAACAGCTCGACAGATTGTCAGCGTTCTTAACCAATCTTCTTATCGTGGAACTCTTGGTGCTGGTGCGTTTGCATGACAGTATGGACTCCAGAATATGCAGTTGAGGTCAATGGGCTTGGAGATGTTACTGATCTAACCATTGCTGATTTAACTATCACTTCAGGGCGCTCAGACATCTATTCTCAGCCTGTTGCAGGCTATGGCCGTTTTACCATTTTGAACTTAAATCAAGCTGCTACAGGATTTGATGTTAATGATTCAGTAGTTATTAAGGTCAAAGATTCAACTGGCACTTATGTTCCTATCTTTGGCGGAGATGTCACAGATATCGATGTAACGGTTAGAACAGGCGAGCCAGCCATTACACAGGCTATTACCGTCACAGCATTAGGGGCTTTATCTAAACTGCCTAAAACCTTAACTGAAGGCGTATTGGTTAAAGCTAATGATGGGGACCAGATTTATTCAATTTTATCTGCTCTTTTGTTTAACCAATGGAATCAAGTTCCAGCAGCAGAAACATGGGCTGCTTATAATGCAACAACCACTTGGGCTAATGCTGAGAACTCTGGATTAGGTGAGATTGATCAGCCCGGGGATTATGAACTTACTGCTCGATCTGCTAGCACCACAGATGTTTATAGCCTTGTTGCAGGATTAGCTCGTTCAGGGCTTGGATACATTTACGAGGATAGTGCCGGGCGTATCGGATATGCAGACAGCACTCATCGCGGTGAATACCTAGCAGCTAATGGTTATGCCTATGTCGATGCAGGCTGGGCTTATGCTTCTGGTATTGCCACATCAAGGCGCTTGGGTGATCTACGCAATGAAGTCACAATTACTTATAAAAATAGTCAACAAGAAACTGCATCCGATGCAGAATCGATTGCGACTTACGGATACCAAGCACAAAACATTTTAACAAGCATTGAACTTAAAGCCGATGCAGAAGATCAAGCAGCCTTTTATTTAGCAATTAGGGCTTATCCCCAAGACCAATTCAAGGCTATAACCTTCCCATTAACTAACCCTAATATCCCAGATGTATCACGCGATCAGGCTCTTAACATATTTATGGGCTTACCTCTTGACATTGAAGACTTGCCAGCCAATATCGCAGACGGTCGCTATCAAGGATTTGTTGAAGGTTGGACTTGGACTAGCCGATTCAACGCTCTTGATCTAACTGTAATCGTCTCGCCTGTGGCTTTTAGCTTGCAAGCGTTTAGATGGAACAATGTACCAATTACGGAATC